AATGTCTGACATAAACTCGACCACCATGCAAAACATCAATAGAAGTTGATTGGTTAAATCTTAATCTTATAAATTGCTCATTAATAGGCTCAATAGTTAAATTAGTGACATTATCTGGAGCACCTGATTTACCTGTGGTTTGTATAGTACCAGTTAAAGCAGTTGTTGATAGCTTTCCAGAAGCGTTATAAGCAGATATTTCAACATCTACACTTCCTTTTTTAGTATCCATAATTTCAAAATCATTACTAAAAACTTGTTGAGTTATAAAATTATCTGTATTACCAGCTTCAGATGTTATTCGATAATTTAATTGATAAGAAGATGCACCTTGAGGACTTTCATAAACAGTGCCATCGTCAGCAAAAAATGTTTTTGTAGGTTCTTTCCAGCTAACTAATAATCTACTTCTTGCTATTCCATTAATAACCACAGTTGTTTCTGCACTTGTTAAGTTACTGGGAGCATTTATAGGATTGTTTAACAGAGAAACATTTCTTGTCGGTAATGCAGTTCCATCTTCAATAAATGCATATTTACCTTCAACATAAGTTAAAGCAGTAATTGCATAATTTATATCATCTTCTTCTGTAACTTGTATTACTCTAAATAATTGAGTTGAAAGTGTTGTACTGGATATTAAGTAAGGAGAATTTGTATTTGGTACTGAGGAAAAAACAGAACCTACTGTTATTACTGCTCCTGATATTCCAGTAATAGATCTAGATTCAACAGTTCCATCAGGCAAAATAACACTGATTGTTGGAGAGTCTGTTAAAGAAGGTAATGTAGTTTGTGCTTCAGCATCTATTGTTATCACTGAAGTTGTTGCTGATACAACACGACCTCCTCTTCTAGCTCCTGCCCTTACTGGATCGTTTATTTCAATAACAGCACCAGGTCTTACTAACATTCCAGAATCTATAGAAGTTGTAAAAGTAACTGTTTCACTTTCATTTTGTTCAGCAAAGAGTACTGCTCTTGCAAGTCTTTTCGCTTGATTACGAGAAGTACAAGCAAATGCTTTTACTTGTTTTACTATTGTTCCCAACTTTGATATGGCTGTTGCATCTTCGTAAACTTCAAAATCTACTTCTCTAGAATCCATGTTGAAGTAGCTAACCGATATAACAGAATGACGCTGTTTTAAACTGCTACCTTGGTAATTAAAACCTGCTTCTCCTACATTGGCTAAACTAAATAAATAGCTTGCATTTGTTGGACTATCTTGTGAGATATTAATAGTTCCAGCAGACCATATCGGCATACATCTCATTACACCTGATAACTCATTTATTGCTGCAAATGCTTCTTTGGGGCTTTGAATATTTACATTGCAACTAAATCTAGCTTCTTCGGTTCCTGAGTCAGAGCCATCATCAACTAATTCATTGGCATATTTAGAAGCTGCAAAAAAACTAAATAAATCAACATTAGAAAAAGTAGTTGAGTCGTTTGTTTGATCTGAAGCAATATGATCTCCAAGACCATAGCGTTTTGTAATTAATAGATCGAGAAGTATAAAAGAAGGACACGTTGTCCATACCGCAGCTTGCATCGTTCCATTAAATATATAACCAGTTGGATATTGTATTCTTCCTGTTTGTAAATCAACAGTAGGTGTACCAGAACTATTAGCCCCTGCACCTGGAATCCTTACTTTAATTCCTCTTATACGAAAAGTTCTAGCTGGAACTGAGTTAAAAGTTTTACTGTCAAGACGTAATGCTGTATAGGCACTATTGGCATAAGTTGAATTATTATCTATAACTTCCTGTATAAAAGAAAATTTAAATTCATCTCTTAAAAATCCAGCAGGGTCAGCATCAGCAGTTACTCTTTCTACTTTTACATTGACAGGAAAGTTGCCATCTAATTCAATTCTGTGATCTCTTGAATAAGAATCAGCAGTTCTTCCTACAACAGAAGTATTTAGTTTTTCTGTGTAGGTTGCTTGACCACTGTATTGAATAAAAATTTTGTACTCAACAGTTGATCCATGTATATTTCCTTCGTCATCTGATCTTTGAATTTGTGCCCAAGTTAAAGTAACTACTACAGCATCAATACTAGAATCAGTTAATTGTTTTATCACAGGAGTAGAAGTAGTGACATCTGCGGTGCTTACTGCAACTGGTCTACGAGTTTCAGTTGGTATTCCTGTTAATTTTGTTTGGTTAGCAGTACCAAAACGTGTTTTAAAAGTAACATCTTGAAAATTAAAATCACTACTGGCAGGACTACTGTTACTAGCATTTGCATTTAATACAGGAGTATCGTTTAGAAATACATCTTTTAAGGCAGCATTGTTATATGCAGTAGATGTTTTATCGGTAATTGCTGCTTTTGATGGAGATGAAAACCCTTCTATCTCTCCTTCTGAAATTAAATCTTGAACAGTAGCAAATTGTCTACTATGTAAAGTATCTGGAGCACGAAATGGTTTAGGAGGGGGAGGAGGTCCGCCAGCACCTCTAATAAGTCTACGTTTATCTGTCATGCTTCTACCTGATTAGTGTCAATCGCTGCACTTATTACAACACTTCCTGTCATAATTTCACCATAAACTATTGGAACGGGAGTACCTGCCCTTGAGGTATTTTGAAGTCCACTAAAACTAAAAGATAATTGTGGATCTTCTTCTGAACTAAATTTTTCTGGTTTTGGTAAGGGAAATAAAAGTTCAGATACTCCTTGTAATGCTAAAGAAGCACCAAGATATACAGCACTTTTAGCAAGAAAACCAGCGTTTGCAAATCCAAATCCTTTTGCGGTAAAAGATAATGCTGGACTAAATAAAAAAGCTCCTCCTATTAATGCAGCACCTAACAATATTTTTCCAAGACCACCTCTACCAGCACCAGTTATTGCTGGAACGAAATGTATATCTTCTTGTCCTACAGGATAATGTATTTCGTTTTCGTCAATATCAAAATTTCCTACTTTGACCTGATAATATTTAGGACTCATATATTGTTCTAACTGAGGAAAATTATTTAATAAAAAACTTACAGCTTGTCCTACATTATTTACTTCAACATCAAACTCTTTATGCCCAACAAATTCAGCTAATTTGCCATACAGTTTTACTTTACGAAGCATACCGATACCTCTTTCCTGTACATTTTAACAACCATTCAGAGTAAGGCTCTCTACAAGATAGTCTATCTGTTAAATGATGAATAACATCACCATCAAAAAATAATGCTACATGATTTAAAGTTGGGTGCATTATAGACATTAACAAAACATCTCCATTTTCTAATTTTTCGTCATTTCTAAGTTCTCTAAAACCAGTTCGCCAAGCATAACTTTCAAAAAGTGGATCATCTAAAAATTCTTGAGGTGTAGTAGGTCTTTGATAATCTTTTAATTTTATATTCTTTTCTTCTTTATACCAATCTCTTACTAAACTCCAACAATCTGTAATACCCCAAACCCATTGTCGACCCAATAATGGTGCTTTATACCCTGTAGGCTCAAGGTATGCCCATTGTTTTGTTGAAGGATTAACAATATACCAAGGTAATCCGCTATCTTCGCAACTAACTTTATCTGCTTGACTTGGAGTTGGAGGGTTAACAGGGTGACTATGAAATACAGCCACAATCTCACCTGTCTTATCTGCTTTTACATAATCTTCTGGGTCGAGAATAAAACATTGATGATCTGTTATCGCAAGATTACGACAAGGAAAATATCTTTGTTTACCTCGTACATTTAATACAAGTCCTACAGCTTCTTTAGGATTTTGGTCTTTCGCATGAACCAATGCGTCATCTTGCCAACTCATTGTGAAAACGTACCAATGCCAGGAAACTCTGTACGAGTACATTGTCTTTTTGGTATTCTTACTCCTGCAAGATCAGTAGGTGCAGCAAGTTCAAACTCAACAACTTCTCTATTCTCTCCTGATTTACGATCTACTGAATAAATTTCTCTAGGAAATTCTGCGGTAGGATCAGCAGTTGCATTTTGTCCATCAGCAAAATTAGCAGCATCAATAAATTTAGCTAATGTTCTTATTCTTGTAACTTTAGCTCCTGTTAAATCATTACCTGCTGTTGTTGCATTTACAGTTAACAATATTGATGAAATCAACCCTGTAGCATTACTAACAGTGAGTTTTGGTCTAGGTAACTGTCCTTTTTGAAAAGCAAAACCTGATGCCTGTACAGGAAATCTAAGATATTCATTTCCAGCCCATACAATCTTGCCATT